ATGATCGCCCGCTACGTGGAGCAGTTCGGTACCACGCTCGGCCGGACCAAGGAGGCGACGTTGAGGGCCATTGGCGAGACGTGGCTCGGTGACCTAGAGGATCGCGAGCTCAGCAGCCAGCGTCTGGTGGAATATGGCCAGTGGCGCATGGGGCCCGAAGGTGGTGAGGTACAGGCGCAGACGGTAGGCAACGACCTTTCGCACCTAGCGGCCGTACTGTCGATCGCTCGGCCGGCGTGGGGCTATGAGATCGATCCGCATGCCATGGCCGATGCCCGGCGGGTGCTCAAGAAAATGGGAATGATCAGCAAGAGCAAAGAGCGCGATCGGCGTCCCGATCCCCAGGAGCTGGATCAGCTGCTGGAGTACTTCTTCGAGATGCAGCGGCGCCGGCCGGCGTCGATCAACATGCCCAAGGTAATCGCCTTCGCCATCTTCTCCACCCGCCGCCAGGAGGAGATCACCCGGATCCGCTGGGACGACCTGGACGAGCGCCGCCGGGCGGTGCTGGTGCGCGACATGAAGAACCCGGGGCAGAAGATCGGCAACCACGTCTGGTGCCATCTACCGGATGAGGCCTGGGCCATCATTCAGTCGATGCCGCGTGGGTGCGAGGAGATCTTCCCTTACAACGGTGACTCGATCTCGGCCTCCTTCACTAAGGCCTGCCAGTTCCTCGGCCTACAGGATCTGCGCTTCCACGACCTGCGGCATGACGGGGTGAGCCGGCTGTTCGAGATGGACTGGGATATTCCGCGGGTGGCCAGCGTGTCGGGCCATCGGGATTGGAACTCGATGCGGCGCTATACGCACCTGAAAGGCCGGGGCGATCCCTATGCGGGATGGCCCTGGCTGGAAAGGATCATCGCGGCGCCGGTGGTGCTCGGCGCACGCGTCGCGCGCTAGCTTGCCCGGTTGTGCAGCTTGTCGTTCTCGCGGACAGCCCGCTCACGCTGCACGTCCAGGTAGCGAGCGAGATCCGCCAGGTGGACGCCCTGGGCGGCTTTCTGGCTGTTCTCGATCCGCACCAGCGGCAGGTCGATGACGCCGGCTACGATCTTGCTGCGCAGCTTGGCGGGCGTCAGGTGGCTGAAGTAGTCAGTGCAAAGACGCTCTAGCGGGATGACCGCTGCGCCTTGGTATTGAGCCATGAGTAGGAACGTGGTGTTCAATGGGCGCCTCCAGTGCGGTCCAGGGTCTGGCTGATGACGCTGGCGTCCTGCTCCGTGAGCGCGCCGAGCGTGTTGGCCATGCTGGCCAGGGCCAGCAGGTGGATGCGATCGCCCAGGGCATTGCTGACCTGGTAGCGGATCAGTGCCTCGCCGAGCAGGGCGGTGGCCCTGCAGCGGCGGACGAGGGTCGGGTGGAGCGTGATAGGCTGTTGAGTGCTGCTGCTCTGAGTCATTGGCACAATGAATCTCCAGGGGTGGTGGCAGGGCCTGGGGGAGTTGCCGCTCTCCCGGGCCTTTTCGTTTCTGTCTGTCAGCGGTTTCTGCTGGCCTTGTCCGCAGGTTGGTAGTGGGGGTTGCTGAAGACCCAGCAGCGAACCTTGCTGGGCCGGTTGTCGAGAGGGGCGGCGGCGCGCTGTAGCTCGCGGATGCGGCTGTCGACGGCCTTGTTGTCTAGGTAGCGGAAGTTGCGGCTGTCCTTGAGCAGCTCGCGCAGGGTGCTCATGTCGGCCAGGCGCTGGCGGTGCTCGGCGGCGCGCTCGATGAATTCGTTGAGGTTGATCGCCACCTCAGCTGGGTTCTTGCTGTGGTTGACGACCGGGTGCTCGCTGAGCGACTGCAGGTAGTCGTAGACCTGCCAGAACTCGGTCACCACCGGGTTATCCGCGCTGATGGCCGCCTGGCGTTCCAGGGCGATACGGACGATGGTGCGCTGGGTCTGGCGGACCATGTCTTCGGGGATGGCCACCACCAGAGCGAGGCAGTCGAGCAGGGCGAGGAACATGGCGTGGTTCTTCACGATCCGCTCGATGCGCAGGTGGCCGACCAAGTCGCTCTGGCAGTTGCTGCAGCGATGGCTGTCGCCGGTCAGGCGGGTGCCGCAGCAGAAGCAGATATCGCCCAGGCGGCGCAGCTTGGCTTCGTACTGCGGGAAGAGCTCGTGGAAGCGGGCCAGGACCTCGGATTCCTTGCGGGTGGCCAGCAGCAGGAAGTGGCTGAGGGCCTCGCCGTCCATACGGCTCAGGGTGTCGGCCGCGGCGCGGCTCTCGTCGGTCAGCACGGGGCGGGTGAAGTGCAGCTTCACGATCCGGGTGAGGATGGCCTCGGAGGCGCTGACCGGGGCGTTCTGGCTGATGGCTATGGTGCCGCGGAAGGGCGGCTCGTAGGTCTCGTTGCCCGCCGTCTTCATGCCGCGGGTGCGCAGAGTGCCGCCGCCGAAGAAGTCTTTCAGTTCGTCCCAGTCGAAGCTCTTGGCGTGGGCCTTCTCCGGATCGTTGCGATCGCCCTCGATCAGGACGATGGGCATGCCGGCGACCTGGCCCATTGCGCGGCTGCGGCCGGCGGTGGAGGACTTCGATGGGTCGAAGCCTTCGTAGCCGGCGCGGCCGAACAGCTTCCAGAGGAATGTCAGCAGCGTGGTCTTGCCGGCGCCGGCCTCGCCGGTGGCTTCCAGGAAGGGGAAGGACTGGTAGCGGGCGCGGATCTGCTCGGCGAACAGCGAGCCGAACCAGAAGGTGAGGGCGGTGAGGCCGTTGGCGCCGAAGCAGGTCCAGAGCAGCGGCAGCCAGTCGCTGCGGTAGTCGCCGGCAGCGGGGTTGGGCTTGAGGCCAATGGTCTTCTGCAGGGTCTTGAGGCGCAGCTTGCCGAAGTCGAAGTAGTCCTCGTCGTTGACCTGGTGCAGCTGGCCCTCGCGCACTGCCAGGTCGCCGAAAACATAGCAGCCGTGCTCGCGGCTGTAGCCGACATAGTCCATGGTCTCCACGGTTTTCAGGCCGAAGAGCTGGTCTTTCATGATCTTGTCCAGCTGGGTGCCGCTGCCGGTGAAGACGGCGCCGGCGGCCATGCTGAGCAGGCGCTTCTTGAATTCGCTGGCGGCGGCGACCTGGGCGCCGGTGAAGGTGTTCTTCACCGGCGCGCCGTCGTGGGGAAACTCGACGCGGAAGTAGTACCAGGACTCGTCGGTAACCTCGTTGCGCTGGAAGTACAGCGCCTGGGGCGCGCAGTTGGCGATCTCGACCACGTTGCCGGCCAGGCGCATGGCCTTGTCGCGCTGCTGCTTGGTGGTCAGCTCGCGGTCTTCGTCGCGCTCGGATTCCTCGATGTGGGTGAGGGCCTTGTTGTACTTGTCCAGGTCGAGCTTGAACCAGTAGAGACGGCTCTCGAAGGTGAAGTGGAATTCGTGGCGCTCGCGCCATTCGTACATCAGCACCGCTTTCTCCGCGGCGGTGTCGGCCAGCAGCAGGGCGCCGTGGTACCGCACCTCCTTGAGGTCCTGGTCGCGGCGTTCTTTGCGCTTCGCCTCGTCCTGCTCGAAGGCCCAGCGCTGGTGCAGGTCGTTCCAGTCGACCTTGCGGCTGTCGGGTTGCGGGATCTGCGCGGCCTCGCACTTGAAGCCCAGCTCACGGGCCTGGCGGGCCCAGCGGCGGGTGTAGCGATGGGCGCCGGGTTCGTTGTCCAGGGCCCAGACCAGTTTCGGCAGCTTGCCCTGGCGCGCGCTGGCCAGGTCCTTGAGGGACTGCTCGGGGTAGGCGTTGCTGCTCATGGCCGAGACGGCAGCGATGCCGTGGTGGGTCAGGGCGATGGCGTCGAAGATGCCCTCGACGATCCAGAGCTCCTGAACCGTCTGCAGATCTAGGCTCGGCGGGCACCACCAGACGCCGCGGTAGCTGGCTCCCGGCTGAAAGCGCGCCTTCTGCTTGCCGAAGCGCGCGGGCCGATCGATCAGGCGTTCCCAATAGCCGCCCTTGGCCAACGGGAAGCGCACGGTGGCCGAACCGATGCTTTGGGCGCGATCCCAATAGTTCTCCTGGCTGTACCACCCCTTGATCAGGCTCAGGTTGAAACCGCGAGCGAACTGGAGGTAGCCATCGGCGCTGGCGGCTGGGGCGTCGCTGGTGGGCTTGAAGCGCTCGGACCAGTCCTCGAACAGGTCGCTATAGAGCTCCTTGACGTGCCAGGTCTGGCCGCACTTCGACTCGCGGCCGCACTTCACCACCCAGGGCGTGCTGTAGCTGGTGAAGAGCTCAGCCTTGTGGCACGCCGGGCAGGTGCCCTTGCGCATGTAGTCCGTGCCCTTGATATGGCGCAGGCCGAGGTCGCCCTCCAGACGCTGCAGCACGTCGGCGCGGAGCTGGTGGTCCATCGCGTACATGCTCAGCACTCCACCTGGGCGAGCTGAGCGCGGATCTGGGTAGCGGTCTGATGGGCGGCGAGCATGGACGGGAAGCGGCGCAGGATGGCGGCGCGGCGCTTGTCGGTGTCCTTGATGCGGACATAGCGCGGCTCGTTCCAGTGCTGGTTGACGGTGTAATCGGCGCGGCCCTTGATCCAACGGGCGAAGGTTTCAGCGACCGCCGGCGGTAGCTCGATCTGGACGGGAAGGGTGTTCGGCATGGTGGTTCTCGCGGCAAAAAGGCGCAGTTCACCCATACCCACGCAAGGCGGGCATGGATCAGGCAGTCAGGGGTTAGCGGGTGGCGCGCTGGGTGCCGGGGTCTTCGTCGATCAGGGCGTCGAAGATTTCCTGGACCGGGATGCGGTAGCGTAGGCCGGTGGCCGGGTTGACCAGGACGACGACGTCGCCGGTGCTGGAGTCGATGTCCAGGAAGCGATGGCCCTTGAGAGCTTCGAGCTGGTCATGGGCGCGGGCCACCAGGCGCTCGGCGGTGTGTTGTGGCACGCCCATCAGCTGCAGGTGTTCGGCGGCGCAGGTGAGCAGGGCCTGGCTGTGTCCCAGGTGCTCGCACTCATGGCGGCGCAGGTAGGTCAGGGCAGCGGCCTGCATGGTGTCGAGGTAGTCAGCGGGGTGGTTGGCGGTAGTCACGATGCGATGTCCTCTCTGGCGGGCTGCTGGGCTTCTTCCTGGTCGTCGAGCAGACCGAGTTGCTGTTCGCGGATGGCGAGATTGCTGGCGTACACCTTCTGCGCCATGGCGTTGAGGTGGCTGGTGCTGAGCGGCAGCTCGCAGGCCGGCGCGTTGGGCAGGCCGCTGGGGCTGGCCAGGTGGGTCAGCTCGGTGTGGGCGTAGAACGACGCGCTGCACGGCGCGTAGTGACACTGGAATACCTGCTGGCGCAGGAATACGTGGGCGAACCAGCTGGTCCGGCAGACCAGGGGCGCACCGCAGAAGCAGCACCAGAACTGCCCCTTTTTCTGTTTCTTGAACAACGCCATGTATCTTCCCTGCCGCCTTGGGCGGCTCCGGCCTAGCCGGGTTCTGGCGCTCCGCGCCGACTTCGTGCCCACCGTCCTGGCAGGCTCTCAGGGTGTGTCTTGTGGCTAGTGCTTGCGGCCGTTGCCTCTCGCCGCGTGCAGCGTGATCACCGCCCAGACTTCTTCCTCGCGCGCCGCCAGGTGCCGGCGGTGGGCGCCGAGGATCTGGACGACTTCCTTCTCATCGATGACGCCGTCTTCCAGCGCCTGGCCGATGATCTGGTCCACCAGCCCGCGCTTGACGGCGGTCTTCACGGAGCGGGCGTAGAGATCGAGGTTGTCCAGGTCGCCGACCTCGGCCTGGCGCACGAAGAAGCCGCCGTACTGAGCCGCGAGGTAGTCCACCAGGTGGGTGGTGCCGGTCTCCTGTTCCAACAGGAGGATCTGCTGGTCATTCAGTGGGCGGCAGCCGGCGGTCTCGTAGGCGTGGTTGTCGAATTTCTTGAGCGGCAGGCCGAGGCGGGCGGCGGCGCACTCGCGACCGCCCGGGTAAGCGCAAATCACGGCGCTGATGACCTGGCGGCGGGTTTCTAGGGCAGGGCGTTTCATCTTCCAGTTTCTCCCTGGGCCAGGCGGCCCTAGTGTTGGGCCTAGGCAATGACTGAGGTCTCGCCCTGCTTGATGCCGAGCAGGACTGCAGCCCGGTGCGCTTCACCACGAAGGCACTTTTTCTGCCCGTTGATCACCGCGTAAACGGTACTTGGGCTCAGGTGATGCTTGAGGGCAAAGTCCTTCACGGAGATCCCTTGCCTCTCAAGGCGCACACGCGCTTCCCTGCATGCTTGCTCGGTTGCGTAGGTGTCGGCCATAGTTAACATTCGTGTGATTTCGAGTGATTAAAGCGGACAATATTCAACATATGTTGAATCGTCAAGCGCTAAGGGGTCGTTCTGTTGAAAATTGGCGATAGGCTGCGCATGGAGCGCCTGCGGCTTGGGTTGAACCAGTCGGATTTCGCTGCGTTAGCAGGCGTGACCAAAACCAGCCAGTTCAACTACGAGAAGGGCGAGAGATGTCCCGATGCCAATTACTTGGCTGCTATCAAGCAACATGGGGCAGACATCTACTTCATCGTCACCGGGGATTCGCTTCCGATGCCTGAATCTGCTCTGTCATCCGAGGAGGCTGAAGTACTCGCGTACATCCGAAGCATGTCCGACTACAACAGAGAGTCCATTCGCCGTATGGCTTTTGCTATGGCCGCGGCGGACAGCAACGCGGATTCCAGCAAGGTCTGAAGACCCTGCCCACAAATCAAAAAGCCCAGCCACGAGCTGGGCTTTCTGTTTCAGGCGCTTTCGATAGTTGGCGAACTGCATCACAGAATGTACTGTTTTTGCATACAGTAAAAAGGAGTGTGCAGTACCTATGGAACAGCTCAAGCAAGCCCCTTTCATAATCTCCGGACGACAACCCATGCCTTCGACAGCCTGTGAATACGAGGCGCAACTGCTGAAGGCTGTGAGAGCGCTATCCCGGGATGATCAGCAACGGGTTTATCTGCTTGTGCTGGACCTAGCTAGGGTCAGCGGGCCACTAACGCGTAGGCGTTCAGCCTCTATGGAAACTGATGTCAGGCTAGGGGCGAAGTGATCCAAATGGGAAGGATGCTGCCGCTGGTTTCAAGACACCTCTCTCTCCGGCTGAGCTCCACTCGTCGCTTCGTCTGTTGACCTATTTCTAACAGCGTCGCCTATACTGTTTAAACGTACAGTATCAAGGTGCCATCATGGACGCTTTCCAGACACGGGGTCGCAGACTCGCCCAGCTCGCGCTTTCCCAGGCGCGGTTGAAGATCACCGGCTTTCAGAGCCCGGCCGAGGATCATGCGCAGCTGCCACTCTCGATCGATGAGGCGATTGGCTGGGGAGCGCCCAACCTCTGGCTCTGGCTGGTAAACAGCGAGGCCCTTGCGGGGCTGAGCATTCACCAGGGGGACGTGCTGGTCGTGGACCGTGCTGGTGATGTCGAGCCTGGGCGTGCGGTGATCGTGGTGGCCGACTGTGAGCACCGGCTCTGCACGGTGCTGACCAACCAGGAGCGGCAGCAGCTGCTGGCGACAATCGGGCGCGATGGCCACCCACGGCCTCTCGACCTGCTCGGCGAGGTTGAGCTCTGGGGTGTGGTGGACTTCCTGATGCGAGACCTCAGGCCATGAGCGTCTACGCGTTGATCGATTGCAACTCCTTCTACTGCAGCTGCGAGCGGCTGTTTCGGCCCGAGCTGAAGGGCCGGCCGGTGGTGGTGCTGTCGAACAACGACGGATGTGTGATCGCCCGCAGCCGCGAAGCAAAGGCCCTGGGTATCGGCGTGGGCGTGCCGTACTTCCAGAACCGCGCCTTTCTGCGGCAGCACCACGTGGCTGTCTTCAGCTCCAACTACGAGCTCTATGCCGACGTGTCGAATAGAGTGATGCGCACCATCCAGGGGATGGTGCCGGACCTGGAGGTGTATTCGATCGACGAATGCTGGGCGGACCTCACCGGTATGCCTTGCGACCTAGAGGCGCTTGGCCGCGACATCCAGGCGCGGGTGCTCCGCTGGGTGGGCATCCCGGTCGGCGTCGGGATCTCGACCACCAAGACGCTGGCGAAGCTGGCTCAGTGGGCGGGCAAGACCTGGCGCGCAACCGGTGGCGTGGTGGATCTCACCGACTCGCTCCGGCAGGGGCGCCTGCTGCCGCTGGCTCCGGTGGGTGACGTGTGGGGCGTGGGCCGCAAGCTGACCACGCGCCTGCAGGGGCTCGGCATCACCACGGCCCAGGACTTGGCCTGGGCTGACCTGCGAGTGCTGCGCAAGGAATTCTCCCGCGTGCTGGAGCGGACGGCGCGGGAGCTGCGCGGCGAGCAGTGGATGCGCCTGCACGAGGCGCCGCCGCTGAAGAAGGAGATCATCAGCTCACGCATGTTCGGTCACCGGGTGTACCGCCTTGAGGCGCTGCGCGACGCCATGGCCACCTACGTGACCCGGGCGGCCGAGAAGTTGCGTGAACAGAGGTCGCTGTGCTCCACGTTGCTGGTGAGCGTGCAGACTGGCCAGCACGAGCCTGAGGAGCGCCGCTACTACCGCAGCCTGGGCATCCAGCTGGCACATCCGACCGATGACACCCGCATCCTGGTGCAGGCCGCGCTGGCCGGGCTGGACCCGATCTATCGCGAGGGCTACGCCTACTCGAAGTGCGCCGTGGTGCTGGGCAGCATCGTGCAGACCGACGAGTTCACGCCGGACCTCTTCGCCCCCGCGGGGCAGGGGCGACCCAGCGAGCTGATGCAGGTAGTGGACCGGATCAATGCGCGGTACGGGCGGGCGGCGCTGCACGTGGGGCGGGTACCCGCCGATCCGGGCTGGCAGATGCGGCGGGAGCTGCTGTCGCGGGGGTATACGACGCGGTGGGGGGAGTTGCCAAGGGCGGGCTAGTTTTGATGATTTAGATACATAAGCCAGTTATCAATCCATTGCAGTCAGTCGACACAAGTGATTATCGGCTGGAATCGATAATTCATGGCTAAACAACTTATAGCAGGCTTGGAATTGATATGCCATAGAATGATCGACAGGATCGCAAGTGGTTTATGCCTTAGCATAGATATTATGATGCTGGGTGAGGCTGTATGGTTCTGACATAATATTCAAATTTAAAGTCAACATGCTCGCCATTGTCATTATGACTAATGCGAATCGGTAATTTTTCTTTTTGATGCGGGTAGGTGGCTGTGACGAGGATTTCGTTAGGTAAAACCAAATAGTAGGCTTGGCTGTCGCAGTTAATTTCAACAAATGGCATACTGCTCTTGCCGTCGGGCCAAAATATTTTTCGGCCCGACGTTGTGAATCCGACGCTACGAAATTTTTTCAAAGCGTTAGATGAGCAAATTATCCAATCTGCTTTTTTGGTAGGTAGCGTTACATCCGAGCTTTCAGCTTGATTACTATGGAATAGTATCTGGGCGTTTAGCCAGTTATGGACTTCGTGTGCGATCTCTTTTCCATAATTATCAAATATGTAGTGTGTATCGTTCCCAGAAAGGAATGCTTCGCGCGAGATTTTTATAGTGGAAACTATTGGGGTTACGTTGGATAAGGTTAGTCTTTTGAATAGGTCAAAGTTTTTTATGGATGACTCTATTGAAGTGGTGACTTCACCCTTGAACCTTTCTAAAGAAGCGCTGTCTAGATTTTGATTTGCGATCTTATGCAGTGTGTGGTTTTCAATCGCGATGCTTAGTTTTTTGCTGAACTCACATGCGTATTTACGTAGTTCTGACTTTTGCTCTGCCAAGAGTCCAAGGCAATCCGTGAACTTTGCATTTTCTAATGCTTTTATTAATGATGTTTCAAGCAGGGAAGTTCTAGATCTAGCAGCTTTTAATTCTCCAAGCTGACAGTCTGGTATTGATGGTATTTCTATCTTGGGCCTGATCGTCTTCTTGCTTGGGTTTAATATAAATATACTCCAAAGCTCATATATTATGAGCGCGCCTATTGCGTCTACTATTTTGTATTCTTGAGGTTCGTTACGAACCAAGCGCTGACTAGAAAAGGTTCGCCCGATTACAAATGCTTTGATGCATTCTCCTAAAGATGTTGGGACCGGTGAGTGCCCCACGTTGTAAGCTGACGAGCCTGCTGGATTGCGAAGTTCCCTACACTGTATGAAGACCTCTGGGTGCTTTGATAACAATCCCGCGAGGACACGAAGAGTTTCTGTCTCGATTTGGTTTGAAAAAATATTGAGCGCTACTCCACGCCTGCAGCTCATTAAGTTCTCATCTAATCTTTTCGTTTTTTCCTGAATTGCTGTTGGATCGTTACTTTTTGTCTTGATAAGTTCTAACGCTTCCGGCTTGTATCTTGTCTCTATTTTGTCATCAAGCTCTTCAATGGTTAGCCTTCCTGCATAGGCTTCGGCGATATCTTTATCAAGCGCCAGTAGGCCTGGGTATTCCCATAGTTCCACCGTGTCTCTAGGTAACTCCCAGACATCGTCTTCGTGATTTCCTTTGAACAGAATTACTTGGCGTACGGAATTAAGGAGCTCTGGGACGTTTTCAGGCTGTTCCCTGGCTGATGTTTCAATTAGTAAAACAAAATGTTTTAGGAGATGGCTATATACGTCATTTTTGGATTCGCTCTTGCTAGCAAAGCTGAGAAAAAGTCGACCAGTTCGGCAAAATCGTCCATATGCCGGAAGTTTTTCTTCCCTGAATCTGGCAATTCTTTCGATGACACCGATTTGAGATATATATTCTTCTTTGGCAAGAATTGCACCCATTGCTAGGTGTAGATAAAAGCTAGCAACGGATTGATATACGTCTACTTCCCGGTTGGTTTCGGCTGTAGCTAGTACCGAGGGAAGAGCAGCCAGTATATGACGTATGAATTGATTTGCATCATGGTCTTCTAAATTGTGAAGGGCGCTGTTGGAAATGCGTTTTATTCGGTCGGTCAAATCCGTTTTGAGAGGGTCTATTGATAGCAGGTAAGACTCTAACTCCATGAGTGCTGCTATATTGTCATTAATATTGGATTGGGTAAAAGCAAGGCTTTGATAATTAATCAAAGCTAACCTGATTTTTCTCCAGCCCACGTATTTTCGTAAGAAGCTATGGTCGGCGTGCATGCTTATATTGGAAAGAATTTTTTCATGAATTGCTTCTATTTTGGACATGAGGGTGTAGGTGAATCTTAAGTGTATATAAACTTTTCGTATCAATATTATAAAAATAATGGTTAGGCTGCATATGGATAGAACTATATACTTAATTTCAAAAAGCTGAGTTAAAAGTGCGATTTTGACAAGTAGTGAAATCCCTAAGGTTATGAATAAATATAGATTCAATCGTTTAGTGTTCACCCCGGAAAGCGATGGAGTTATTTTTAATAAAGAAGGGCTTTTGTAGCGTGTTCGAGTCGTTTCAATGACATTGAGCGATATAGGGAGTGCGAGTGCGCCGAGAGCTGAAGCTATAGTGATCACGTCGGTTACTAATGCGGCCCATGTCCCGTTTTGATCCTGTGAGATTGCTGCTTGTATAATGCTTATTTTTTTATTTATTACATAAAGAAATGATTGGTATATTTCTGCTCCAAATTGAATTGCACTATTTTTCCAGTCTTGATGATTCATTTGAGCATCTCAATTAGCCTGCGATTTGAGTGAGCAGCCAGGTTAGTAACTCAGGTCAGAAAGGGTGTATAAAAAAGATCGAATTTAACACTTTTTTGGCTAGTTACGATTTTGCATTTTTTTCCACTCGCGCTCCAAGGCACGTTTCGCGGTGGCCTTAGAAGCGTACAGGTACCGCAGCCGCCGGGGCTTGCTTTGGCCCCCTTCGGTGAGCGTGTGCTCCTTGCCGGTCTTGGGATCGCGGTAGTAGGCGATGATGCCGGTGTAGTCGCCTTGGCTCTCATCGACCAGGTCGGAGACCAGGTCCTCGGGCAGCTTGGCTTCCAGCTCGAGGCGCGTGGTGTAGCCGCCGTCCGCGGTGAAGCTGTGCTGCACGTTTCCTCCGTACCAGACGATGGCGTCGATCTCGGCCTTCACGCCCTGCAGGGTGTAGGTGAGTTCGGGCATCAGCTCAGGGCGACCCAGGGCGAGCTGGTAGGTGAGGGTGGCGGTACCGCGTTGCAGGCGGTTCCACTCGGCCCGGGCGGCGCGCAGTGCGGAGAGCTGGTCAGCGTAGGTGTGGCGGAGGTCTTTCACGTTGTCGCCGCCGCCGGCGATGGCTTCCTGCTTTTTGGCGCTGTTGACGTCGTAGTAGAAGGCGCGCACGGCGTCGTAGCTCTCGCGGTCGGCTTGCAGGTAGCTGTGCTGGTCGCCGTCCTTGCGGGTGAGGGTGACGTGGCCCAGGTCGGCGCCGCTGACGGCCTTGCCGCCGCCGGCCGGGAGGAACAGCAGCCGGCCAGCCTTCACGGTGGCCACCGCGTCGTAGTCCTCGCCCAGGCGGGTCAGTAGGTTGGCGTCCGATTCTCCAGTCTGGTCCAGCTGCAGGATCGGCTGTGCCTCAAGGTCAGGCGCGATGAGTGGGGTGAGCCCCTGGCGCGCAGCCAGGATGCGCAGCACGGCGCCCAGGGTGGTGGCGCTGTAGCTCTGGTCCCGTTTGGTCTTGAGGCCCTTGCGCAGGTCAGCGCTGCGGGCGCGGATGCTCAGCACGTCGGGGGCTCCGCTGTGCTCGGTCTCGTCGACGATGTAGCTGCCCTTGTTGATCAGGCCGGTGGTGGACCAGCCGAGCCACAGGCGGATCTTGGCGCCCCGGGGCGGGATGGCCAGCAGGCCGTCATGGTCGGACAGCACCAGGCTCAGCTGGTCGGCCTCGAGGCCGCGGTTGTCCGTCAGATCCAGGCTGATCAGCCGCGGCGCGATGAGGGCGCTGATGTCCTTGCCGTCGACCAGGATCTGGTAGCGAGCCTGGGCATAGGTGGCGCCCTGCACCAGGTCGCGGCCGAGGGTGCGCAGCTGGCCGGTGGCGGTGTCGAGCAGCTCCTGGATCACAGCAGCTTCCTCAGCAGGGTGCCCATGCCGGCCATGCCGGCGCCGAGCAGCTCGCGGCCAGTGTCGTCGTCGACACGCTTGAGGGCGATGCTGAACTCGATCCGGCGCGGGGTGCCGTCCTGGAAGAACAGCGTCCTGGTCTCGGTGATGCTCTCGATGACCCAGAGCCCGTAGATCCGCCCGCTGCCCTCGATCAGCGGCCAGGCGCCGCCGGTACCGGCCATGTAGCGCAGCACGTCCAGGCTGCTGGGCGTGCCGGCGAGCTCCGGTGCGAGCCAGCCGGGCAGGGTGATGCTGTCGTCGCCCTTACCGAGGAACTGGCGCGCTGGCGCCGCGCCCACGCGAGAGCTGGTGGCGTGGCGGTAGTCGGTCTGCCGCTGCAGCTCCTGGTAGGCGAGGGTGTAGAGGCTGAAGATGAAGTTGCCGAGGGCCATCATCATGGGGTCAGGTCCTGTCTCTGAGGCTGCTGCGGCTGCGGGCGGCTTTCTCGGCCTGCAAGCGGGCCAGCTCGGCACGGACCTGACGGGCGATGGCCTGCGGATCCTGCGCAGGCGCAGCGTGGATATGGATTTCGTAGTGGTCGCCCGTTGCGGGCGCTGGAAGCGGCGCTGGCGGCAACGCGGGCCGGCTATCGAAGGCGATCGCCTCGCGTGCTGGCTGCTGCAGCGTCGTCTGGCGTACCGCCTCAATCTGCCGGCTCTGCGGTGATGCGTCCTTGGCGATCGCCGGGACAGCGGCTGTGGCCGGCTGCATGATGGCCTGGCGTACTGACTCGATCTGCCGTTGGAGCGGTGTGGTATCGCCAGCCGGCTGGGCCAGCGCGAGGATTGCCGGCTGCTGGGTGACTTGTCGTATCGCCTCTATCTGTTGCTGCTGGGCAGATGGCAGTGGCTGGGCTGCTGCCATCTGCGGAGTACCGCCGATGGCCAGCGCTGCCGTTGCCGTAGCTGCAATACGCTTGGCGGTGTCGGCAATCTGACCCAGGGGGCTGCTTTCGCCTTTGCCCATGCCGACCGCCAGGCCCTGCATGGTGTATTCGCCCAGGGCGGCGAAGACGCGGGACGGGGAGTGGATGTCCAGCTTCTCCTTGAAAAAGGTGATGGCACTCTGGCCAGCGCTCATCACGGCATCTTTCACCGCGCCCAGCCGGCCGGTGATGCCGCTGACCAGGCCGTCCATGATCATGCCGCCGAGTTCGGTGAATTTGGCCGGGAGGTCGAAGCCGAAGTAGTTCAGAACGGCAGTGAAGGCCTGGTAGAAGAGCCCGACCGGCGAGAAGTCGAGGATCTGGCGGGCAATGCCGCTGATCCCGCTACTGACGCCCGCTGTGAGGCCATTGAGCAGCACGGCGCCGAGCTCGGTCAGCCGGGTGGGCAGCTCCAGGCCGAAGTAATTCAGCACGGCGGCGAAGGCCCGGTAGAAGAGGCCGATCGGAGAGAAGTCCAGGATCAGCCCAGCGATGCTAGTAATACCACCCGTGGCTCGTGCCTTTATCTCCGCCCATACCCCTGCAAACCACGGGCCGATTGTTTTCCAATTGGCGTAGATCAGGGCGCCGGCGGTGACCAGGCCGAACAGGACAGCGCCAATGGGGTTGGCGATCGCTGCCGCACCGATCATGCGAAGGCCAGCCGCTACCAGGGGGAAAGCGCCCTTGCCGAGCTTGAAGAGCAGGCCCAGCAAGCTGGGCAGGCGGATACCGACTTGAGCAAGCATGAAGCGCAGTGCGAGGAAGGGGCCGAGCACGCCGGCGACGCCCAGGGCGACGGTACCGAAAGCGATCGACACGGCAGATAGCACCGCAGCCACCTTGACCAGGTTGCCGGCCAGGACCGGGTTCTCACGGGCCCAGGCGCCGGTTTTGCCGGCGAGGTCGCCCAGCCAGGTGATGATCTGCTTGAGCTGGGGCGCAACGGCGGCGCCGAAGTCGGCCTGGGCGTTGGTGAAGGCGCCCGTCGCGGCCTCCCAGGTGTTGGAGAGGGTGCCCAGCTGCTCGTTGACGCGCATCTGCAGGTCCGCCTGGGCCTTCATCTTGCCCTGGACTTCCTGGTAGCCGGCCAGGCCCTTTGACATCATGGTATTGAGCGCAGTGAGGGTCTCGGAGTCGTCGCCGAAGACCTGCTTCAGCACGCCCAGGCGGGTCTCGGTGTTAAGTCCCTTGAGCTTGTCCAGCTGGGCGTAGAGCTTCTCCATGCCGCCGAATTCGCCCTTGCCGTCGGTGAAGTCGAGCTTGATGCCCTTGTCCTTGAGGCCCTTGTTGGCCTTGCCGACTTTGTCGGTGTCCATGCCCATCTGAAAGATCTTGCGCAGGGCATTGCCGGCGGCGCCGCCCTCCATGCCGGTCTGGTCGAGCTGAATCAGCAAGGGGGCCAGGGCATTGGCCGCCTCAAGGCCGTCTTTCTTGATAATGTCCAGCGCCGGGCTGATCTTGCTGAAGCCTTCCAGCATGTTGTTGGAGTCGACGCCCAGGTAGAAGCCGCGCTGGATTGTGTCCATCAGCCCCATGAGGTCCTTCTCGCTGGTGCGGGTGGCGTCCTGCATCTTGGCGGCGAACTCAGCCGCCTCGGTGACCGGCATCTGGAGCTGGACGCCCAGGTAGGCAGCAGCCTCGCCCATGCCGCCGAGGATGGTCTTGGCCGACATCCCCTGGCGCACCAGCATGGTCATCATTTCCTGGAATTCGGCTGTGGTACCGGGCAGGCGATCGCCCAGACGCGTTGCCAGGTCGGAGATCTCCTTGAATTCCTTGGGGGCTGTGCCGTCGCTCCGCATCAGCGAGGCGCGCAGCTGGGTGGCGGCATCCTCGGCCGGGGCGAAAGCCTTGATCATGCCCAGCACCGGACCGCCGATTGCGGCGCCAGTGGCAGCCGAACTGGCGCCGGCCATGGCGGCATTGCCAGCGAGCTCCTGGCCGCGCTTGAGCTTGTTGCGTGCGCTGGCCAGCTTCTCCTGGGTGCGATTGAGGCGCTCGAGCTTGCCCCGCTGTGTGTCGATCGCGGCATTGGCGCTGGTGAGTTGCGCCTGCAGCCGCGCCTGGGCACCGCCGAGGTCGCGGGTATCGACGCCACTGGCGCGCATGATTGGCAGCAGACGCTGCAGCTCGGTGCGCTGGGCGGTGTGCTTGGCCTGCAGCTTGTCGACGGCAGCGGCCGCGTTGGCGAAGGTCTTCTGGAAGGCGGCGGACGGGGCTTCCATGGCCTTGAGCTGCTCGCGGTAGGAGCGGAGCTTTTCCTGGCCCTTGGCCAAGGCCTCGGCGCTCTGGCGCACGGCCTCGCGCTGGCGCTGGTAGGCGCTGATGTCTTGCTGCTGCTGGTTCAGCTCCTTGACCCTATCCCGGGCAGCCTTTAGCGCCCGGGCGGTCGCGTTGCCGCCCCCGGCGATGCGTTTGAGCGGGGCCGTGACCTTGTCCAGGGCGGACAGGAGGACGCGGATCTGCAGGTCATTGGCCATCGGGGGCGACTCGTTTGCGGGCGCGCTCGCGCCAGTCCATCAGTTCGGCCACGCCCAACTGGTCGAGCTGGGCTGGTTGCCAGTGGAAGGTGATGGCGAGATCCGCCATCGCTTCCTCTACGCGGACGGGGAGAGCTCCGCCCTGACCGACTTCTTGAGCAAAAAACCAGCGATCTTCCCGCCGACGTCGACCAGGTCGGCCGGATCCATGGAGCGGACTTCGGCTTCGGTCAGGCTGGGGATGCTGATGCGCGGGGTCACGCGCATGATCGCGGCGACGTCCAGCTGCAGCAGTTCGGCCAGGGAAACGCCGCGCAGCTCGCCGGCGTTAGGTTTGCGCAGGGTGATCTGGGCAATGGTGGTCTCGCCGCGCGTGATGGGTTGATCGAGGACGACGACGTTGTCTTGGGCGGTATCGCTCATGGTGGTACTCCAGGTAATGGGCTAGGACTGGCCCGCCGCAGCGGGCCGGAAAATGGGAGGGATCAGATGCCGAGGGCAGCGCGCTGCTTGGCCAGGCGGTCTTCACCGTCGACGGTCTCGACGAAGTTGAGGAGGTCGATCTCGATCACTGTCGCGCCCGCCACGATCAGCTTGTAGTAGCTGCAGGTGGTGGTGATCTTGTGCTCGGTGTCCTCGCCCGGAGTGGCTTCGCCCATCTCGATGGTTTCGTGGCGGCCGCGGACCACGACCTCGACGGCGGTGTCCTCGCCGGTGTCGTCCTGCTGGTAGGTCCCGGTGAAGCGCAGGGGTACGGCTGCGGCGCCCACGGCGCCGAATTGCTTTAGGGCGGTGAGGTCCAGGCCGCCCAGGGTCCACTCCAGCGGGATGCCGTCGTCGGAGAAGCCCAAGTCTGCTTTGACGGGACCGTTCATGCCGGCGCCGCGGAAGGCTTCCATCTTGCGGCCGAGGGGCGGCAGGGTGCAGGACTTGGCGACGCCCAGGTAGGAGTGGCCGTCGTTGAAAAGCATCATGTTCTTGAGTTTGCGGGGCATGGCCATGGGGGCAGCTCTCCAGAGGGCGTCCAAGGGGGCGCCGGATGTTCAGGGTGGGGATCAGGCGTTGACGCGGCTGGCGAAGTCGACCAGGAAGCGATCGGTGATGCGCTGGCGCAGGGTCAGGTCTTCCAGCGGCGGGACGGGGGTGTAGTCGTAGTCCAAGAAGAGCTTGCCGGCCTTGAGCGTCTCCTTCTCGTTGGCGTCGGCGTCGTACCAGCACTCACCGCCGAGCAGGTAGCCCTGGCGGGTCAGCTCGCGGAACTTGGCGTTGATGCCCTCAACGATGTCGCGCACCAGGCTCGGGTGCATGGGGCGGTCGTTGGCCCAGAAATGCGCCTCGGCCATGGTGTCGGCGAGCACCTGGGCGGTGCGGGTGTAGTTCTCGAAGGCGAAGAGCGGATCCTCGCTGGTGGTGCGCGAGCCCCAGAAGCGGTAGCCGTCGTGGTTGATCAGCGTGGTCACCTCGTTGCCGTTGAGGTAGTCGCTGTCGGTCGCGGTGTTCTGCAGATCCCAGAAGACGTCCTTGCTGATGCCGGTCACGCCGTCCACGGCCACGTTGGACAGGGTCTTGTGCCAGCCAGTGTTCTGGTCCAGCTGGGCGCGCAGGCCCAGGGCCCGAGCGGTGGCATTGGCGGTCACGGTGGCGTTCTGGGCGGTGGACCAGGCCAGGAAGTCCGGCCAGTGGAGCATCAGCTCACGCGCGCCGAATTGGTTGCGGTAGGCGACGGCCTCTTCCTTGGTGGCGCAGCCGCTGCAGCTCGCGTAGACGAAGCCGCGCAGCTGCTTGGCGATGGCCACCATGGCCGTGGTGACGGCTTGGGTGTCGAGCCCGGGCACGCCCAGGATGCGCGGCGTGATGCCCAGCTGGGCCTTGGCCGCGAGCAGCGCCTTCATGCCGGTGTAACGGCCATTGGCGACGCCGCCGATGATGTTGCTCTGTAGCTCGGCGGCGTTGGCGCCATCGGCCACGCGGACCACGACGGTGACGGGCTTGGACTGGTCGGCGATCGCCTGCAGCGACTCGGCCAGGGTGCCCCTGGTGCCGGCTTTGCCGATAGCGCCCTGGACGTTGGTCAGCAGGACGGGAGTGTTGAGTGGGAAAGCGGTGGCATCGGCATCGCTGCCGGTGCAGACCATGCCGATGACGGCGGTGGAAACGGTGGAAATGGAGCGGGTGCCCTGATTGATCTCGAGGACACGCACGCCGTGATGGTAGTCAGCCATGAGTGGTTGCCTGCGCAGGTGGGTAGGTGACGCTGCACAGGCTGGCGGATCCGCGCGCGCGGGTCGCGGGGCGAGGTTTGTAGGGGCGGGAGCTACAAAATCACGCGATGTGGCTCTGGATGGTTGGCGGAAAACGTTTCTGCATCGCCTGTCAGGCGTGAGACCGGCGTCGTTTCGCCAGCCGTACTGATCGGCGCTTATTTCGCCACAAGCGGGGTACGTCGCGAAGCGGAGCAGTGCCGATGCGGAAGGACCAGTATGCCCAGCCAGTGGTAGTCATCAGCCCGCGGCGCTGTTTGTGCTCCTCCAGTAGAACCAACTCCTTGATGAATCTGTAAAAGCCCGCATCGCTGAGATAGTCGTCGTTAGCGCGCTCGACCACTCGATGTCCCAATCCGGTCACCATATCCAGAATGCACGCGGCAGGCAGGATGCACACGGCTACCGGCACTACGATGATTTGGAACAATGCCGAGTAGGCAGAGGAAAAGTCCGACCAGAGTGTCGGAAGTGCAGGGTAGAAGGTTTCCTTGTCTACAAGGGCCACGACCACAGCTGCTATCACGGCGAGGAGCCCACCGAGATACGTCGCGAAATTACCTGCACTCGGTAGGCTGAAAAAGTGACGGGTGCGAAGGGTTGCCGGACTACCAGCGCGTCGCTCCAGTGACTGACGCCACTCCCATTGTTCGATGAGCTCTCTGGCCAGCTCGACAAAGTCTTCCCGGCCAGCAAAGTGCTCGGAAATCATTCGCCGCTTCGCTCGATCCGTTGCCGACATTGCCTGCCGGATGCCCAAGATTCTCTTACCTGGGTGATTGCGGGCGAAGCGACGTCGGTCAACCTCTATCAGGATCTGGGCGAGGCCTAGCAGCATTGGCATCTCCCAGAAGAGGGTCCAGTAGGAGAGATTCGCGTAGGTCGGAAGCTGCAGGTAGACGTGGTGATAGAAGAAAAGCGCTATCGAAAGGATGACAAGCAACATCGATAAGGCGAAGAGAATGAAGATTCGCGATCCCCAAACGAAGCTGGGTATTAGGCGAAATTCGCGTCTGAAATTCTTGGCGTGGTGGGCAACGGTGCGCATTCTTGGCTTCCCTGCTAGCAGAGCACTGAAGATAGGCCAGGGCTTGCGCCTATCACCAGCTGCCCACAACCCTGCGCTGGCATAACCGCGACAGCCGGCGTTATCTATGTATTCGCTGCCAGATAGCCAGACGTTGCGTCCGGATCCGGGCTTGCCGGCCAGTCGCCTTCGGCCGGAACGGCGCCGATGGTGTCAACGCGATTGAGCAGCACCCGGTAGGTCTTCCAGGACTTGAGCGCCTTGGTCTCGGCCTCCGTGGCGATCTCCAGATCCACGGCATCCTGCAGGGCGTTGACCTGGTTGCTGGCGTACTGCAGCAGCAGGGCGCGCTTGCGGGTAGCCAGGGCCTTGGCCGCGGCCAGTTGCGCGGCTTCGTCCAGCTGCCAGTGATCGTCTTGCCAGGTGTCGAATTCGCTCAGGGGCGCCACCAGGGTGTAATCGCTGGGCAGGGGGCCCAGGAGTGCCCACTGGCGTGGCTCACTGGTGCCGGTGTGGTAGACAGTGGCACCGCGGTGATCCTCGACCTCGATCCAGGCTTCATCGCGGCGCACCAGGACCATGCCGGTGCTCGGCTCGGGCGGATTGTCCAGGGTGCTGTGGGCCGGGATGAGCCAGACATCCGGCTCCAGCGGGCTGGGATCCGCCGACGTTTTGCCTAGGAGTTCGCCAGACACCGGGTCGTAGGTGGCCACCTGGGGAACCAGGCGGTCTTGCCACCAGGGAAGCGCAGCGGCCTGGGCGGGGAGGTCCAGGCTGACCAGCAGGTTCTCAGAGTCGGTATCGGTCATGGGGTCGATCCTCAATACTTGATGCAGGCCAGCAGCGCGATGTTGCGCGGGCGTGATTCGGTACCGCCACTGAAGCTGACGGTGATGGTGTGGGTGTGATCGCCCGCGGTGCTGGTGCCCTGACTCGCCTCACCGGAGTAATAGGCCTCATCGCCGTACACGGCATTGCCAGAACCTTCCGGCGCGCGGTCCTGCTTGAACGACATGGTGTGCTGGTGGGCACCGGCATTTGCGGCAGTGGCGCTGTGCGTGTGGTTCAGGTTCTGGCTGGCCTGGTTGCTGTTCAGGACCCGACCCCCATCGACGCCGCGTCCATCGTCCCAGGCGCGCAAGAACTCACCACGCAGGTCCGGCAGGTTGAAGGTGGTGGAGCCATCCCCTGAGCCGAAGTTAGTACCGATCACGGCAAAGAGGGCCGCGTAGGTCGAGCGCGAAACGGCCGCGCCGTTGGCTTTGAGGAAGCCGGCCGGTGCTGAGCTGCTGGGGAAGAAGACGACCTCGGCGGTGCGGGTGCCGGTGGCGTCCTGGACAAAGGCAGTGTTGGCACCGTCGTTGGTGTTATCGCCGCGAGCCTTGGTCGGCATTTCGATGCCGTTACCCACGACGACCTTGCCCGTATCGAGCTTGACCGACAGCGGGCGGAGCGAGTTGTAGCCGCCATACGGATCACCCGAGGCGGTGAGCATGAGCCAGAGATAATTGCCGTCGTTGCGCCAGAAGGTGCCGTAGTTGCCCGACACGATCCGATAGGCGTTCTGCGAAAGCGATCTGACCTCACCGCCAGGGGTTACGCTCAGGAGAGATGGGTTCCACGTCGCCCCGTTGTCGCCGTTGTCCCACTCCAGAAACAGGCTGTTGCCGTCGGTCTTCCAGCGCGAGGACTTGGCGCCGCTGGTCCGATCGAGCATGGCCACGGTTGGCGCGTAGCTCATGACGGAAAGACCGCCGGTGCCGTCACCCGCATCGCTCTGGACGCACAGGCTGGCCCCGCTGGGATCGGTGATCCAGCTGCTGCCGGGCCGAATTCGAGTCTTAACCACGTACTCCAGCTGGTCTTGGTCATTGAGGCCGCCGAAGTAGGCGCGTCGGTCTGCAGTGGTTGAACCGCTAGGGGTGAAGAACCAGCGAGGCCTCCAGCCGCCGTTGCCGTCGTTGACGCCCTGATAGCACAGCGTGGTGATACCGGCATGGTTGCGGTATTCGAGCGACAGGTTTCCGGCAGCTTCCTGGTTCTGCAGGGTGACCAGCTTCCAGCCATTGCCCGTCGTCGTGCCTTTCAGCACATGATCAGTCTGGTCGTGGAGATCGGAAAACTTGCCGGTTCGGGCAACGTTGGCCAGCTGGTCGGCGAACACGAATTCGCGCCACCCATACCAGCTCGCATCGTGCCGCACCCGAACAAAGGTCCGCCCACGACCACCCGAGGCGCCGAAGATTTCGGTGGCCACCTGGGTCAGGCGAGCACCGGAGCCAGGCAGGCCGTGGGTGAAGACCTCGAATGCCACACGAGCCGCGTCCGCGGCGCCGGTCACCGGCCAGTTCAAGGCCGCTCCGGCGGTCACGACGTCTTCGCACCGGATCATGCCTCCTACCGGTGCGTCGTTGAGGTTTATCGCGTTGTTCTGTACTGGCGCCGCGCCGGCCAGGCCGTAGGCCGCCATCACGGCCTGCACAAAGGCGGTGGTGGCGATCTGGGTGGTGTTGGTGGCGATGCCGGCCGTGGGCGCCTTGGGCGTACCCGTCAGGTTCGGCGACTCGGTGTTAGCCTTGAGCCCCAGCGCCGTGGCCATATCGGTGGCGTAGTTCGGGTTGTTGCCCAGGGCGGCAGCCAGTTCATTCAGCTGGTTGAGCGCTTCAGGCGAGCCATTGACCAGGGCGGCAACCGTCGCCTGGACGAAGGCGGTAGTGGCGATGCTGGTGTCATTGTCGCCGGCGGCCGGGGTTGGCGCGCGCGGGTCGCCCGTCAGCACCGGCGAATTCAGCGGTGCCTTGCTGTCGTCGGTGATGGCGATATTGCCGGTGCCGTCGAAGGGCACGCCGTTGATGGTCCGCGCGGTGGCCAGCTTGGTGGCGCTGGGCGCCTGGCCGGATCCGTTGCCGGTGCCGCCGTTGGCAACGGGCAGGAAGGTGGTGGCGGCGGTGGCGCGCCCTTTCTTGTCGAGCGTGACGCCGCCATAGGTCCCGGCAGCGACGCCGGTGTCAGCCAGGGTCAAGGTCAGGGACAGATCAGCGCTGCCGTCGAAGGTCCCCGTGGCAGTGGCATCGCCGGTGAGCTTGATTGCGCGCGAGGTGGCCAGTTTGACGGCCACCGCAGCGTTGCGTGCTCCGCTGAGCAGGCCGTCCACCAGGCCTTTGAGGTACTTGGTGCGGTTGGCCAGCTGCTGGCCCTGGCGGTTGGAGAGCCCTTCGGGGCCGCCGACTACCGGATCGGTTTTCTCGATCTGATAGACGCCATCCTCCCACTGCTCTTTTTCGGTGAGGTTCGTCATCAAGCGACTCCGTAGGTGAAGGTCCCGTCGTAACGGAAGGTGCTGCTGTGATCATTGAGCGCAGCGGTGAAGTTGAGGGCAATGAGCTCGCAGCGCGCCGGGGCGACGTCGGCGAGGGTTTGGCGTATCCGCGCGGCCTGGGCCACGCTGATGGGCTGGGTGACGTACACGCTGTACTTGGCCCAGTGCTCGCCATGGCCATAGAAGCGGTCGCCGTTGTAGGTGCGGCTGGCGTCGTAGAGGCCGCCCGTGGCGCCCTCGATGAGGGTGAAAGCCTCGGAGCCGAGCAGGTTCGACAGGGCGCGGCGTACGGCGCCGCGGGTGCCCTTGTGCCGGTGGACGGTGACGGAATCCGCGATGATCTGGCGCTTGGCGTCCTCGCCCCAGTTGACGTCCCAGTCATCCACCGAGACCGCCCAGGCCAGCCAGGGCAGCACCGCGGCCGGGCACTTCCAGGGGTTCCACAGATCCCGGATCGGGACCGGCAGCGCATCGATGCCGGCGCCGCTGGCGGCGATCGCGCGCTCCAGGGGCAGGCTGTTGGGTGGCAGCAGGACGCTACTCATCGGTGCCGCCCTGGGTCAGGGTGATGCTGGTGCAGTAGGCGGCCTGGTGCTGGGCGACCTCGAGGTCGCTGGCCGGGCTGGTCAGGATGACGTTCTGCACGCCGCTCTGATGCAGCGCGGCGAACAGGCCAGAGCGGGAGACGTCCTGGCCCATGGCGTGGCGCTCGGCCACATAGGCCTTCGCCTTCGCCAGGGCCGCGGCTTGCACGACGGCCATATCCGGGCCGCTGTAGAAGACTAGGGTGGCCGCCACCTGGTAGGGCAGGATCTCGGCGGCGACCACTTCGACGGTGTCGCAGAGCGGCCGGACGTCTTCGTCGTTGAGTGCCGCAGTCACGGTGGCCAGCAGCGCGGCGCTCGGCGTGCCGTCGCCTTCGGTGCTCAGGACCACGACCCGCACGGTGCCCTGGATGGGACGCAGGATGGCCACGTCCTTGACCTTGGCCGAGGCGGACAGCGCGTGATAGCGGTAGGCATTGCGCGGGCCGGCGGTGGTGAAGCCTTCCAGGGCGAGCTGGGTCCGGTACCGCAGGCGCTCGTCCGTCTCATAGACGGCGGGAATGGCCGGGATGACGCGGGTGTCGGCCGGCGTCACCAGCAGGCGCTGGACGCCGTACCAGGCGGCGACGTTCTCCAGGTCCGCACCGGTGGCATAGGCCAGCATCACCGCCTTGGCGCCGTCATTGATGCGTTGGCGGAGGATGAGCTCGCGGTAGGTGTTCTCCTGGAGCAGCTTGTTCAGCGGCTGCGACTCCAGCTCCAGGCGCGCCGCGATATCCGCCCGCTCGGCGACCGGGTACAGGCTGACCAGGCGGGCCTTGCGGGCGGCCAGCAGGATCTCGAAGTCCAGGGACTCGACGACGTCCGGCAACGGCAAGAGGGAAAGGTCGATCATGCCAGGCCTCCAAAGACCAAGGGGGCGCGCAGGCTGACGGCGGTGTTGGTGACGGTGCTGTAGCCCTCCAGATCGACGAAGGCCTGGCCCGGGGCATCGCCCAGGGTGAGCGCGATGCGGGTGAGGTTGAGCCGCGGCTCCCAGCGCATGAGGGCGATCACGGCCACAGCCTTGGCCTGCAGCGCGGTGGCGTCGTTGAACGGCTGATCGATCAGGCCGAACAGGTCGCAGCCATAGGGGCGGCGCATCACGCGGGTGCCGATCGGGGTGGTGAGGATGTCGCCGACCGATTGCTGGAGCTCCTCGAGCTCGGTGACGGCAAGGCCCGTTGTGCGGCTCATCATGGCGTGGGCGCTCCGGTCTGGGCGTTGCCGACCTGGACGCCCCCGTGTGGGTGCTTGATCAGGCTGATGCCGGCGGCGACGACGTCGCGCGTCACGGTCACCAGGCCGTCGATGTCCATGTCGCCCTGCAGCTTGAAACCGCCCGGGGCGATTATCTCGACCCGGCCGCCGGCGGGCAGGGTGGCCAGCAGCTGGTGGGCTTCGCTGTCGTACTCGACGACGGCGCCGTCAGGGTAGGTGCGGCGGTTCAGGCCGGCGCGATCGCCGTTGGCAGGGATGAGGGCGCTAAACAGGCCAGTAACGGCGATGCCCTGGGCGGTCTGGCCACTGGGGCTCAGGACCAGGACCTGCTCGCCCACGGTGGGCGGATCCCAGTCGCGAGTGGTACCGGCGCGCAGGGCGGTCCAGGGCAGCCAGCCGGTCAGCAGGTCGCCGCTCTGAACCCGAACCCGGGCAGGTCGCTTTTCTTGGAGACTGCCATGGTCCACCTCGGCGATGGTGCCGAGGCGGATCAGGTTCTCGATGAGGCGGGAGAGGGCGGCGATGTCGGTCATGCCGCGGAGGATGGCGGCCGCGCGCGCGTGGTGCAGCTAGCGGAAGTTGTAGCATGGTTTGCTACAAGTCCTAGCAGCTCAGACTAGATTAGGAGGCTTCCGTGAATTGGCCTGCCGCACATATTTCGCAGCCTATTCTTTGCTCTGTGGTTGCCGGTAAAAGCATTGGATTCCACTATCATTAGCTAGTGGGTAAATCTTGGTTTGTTCAATGTGATCACCTACGGGACGGCTCTGACTGCAATAAAGTTTATGAGTTGTCAGGATTTGATTTTTAGTGATGGGGTTTGTCTTAATATGTCTACAGTCGATGTTAAAGCTAGTTTGATTGACGTGCTGACGAATAGTCAGGAGACAAAAGTGATTGTTTTGTCTGGGGCGTGGGGTACCGGAAAAACATACTTGTGGCGAAAGGTAGAGGGTGTGGAGAGTGTGGGTCTGCTTAAGCCAATATATCTTTCTTTGTTTGGGGCTAAATCTATAGACGAATTGAAAGTAAAGATTCTAGAGAATGCAGTCGTCAAGAATGCAAACTACCAGCCTTCGAAGCAATATTTAAAGCTGGGAATCGGTTTCGCGCAGGATGTGGCAAAGAAATACCTTCCCGGTGCTAGCATGGAAAGAATTGCTTTTTTGGGGATGTCTTCTTTGATAAAGGGGCGGTTAATAGTCATAGATGATATTGAGCGCAAGCATCATGGTCTAAGTGTCCAGGAAATTATGGGCTTTGTTAATGAAAGCGTCGATCAGTACGGATGTAGGTTCGTCATGCTGCTCAATGCGGCCAAACTCAATGGGATAGAAGACTGGGAAGAGTTTCATGAGAAAATTGTTGATCGTGAGTTTAAAGTCTCCTTGCTTCCCGATGAGGCTGTTACCATAGCTGCGGGAGGAAGACAGATTCCATATATTGAAAAAGTCAAAGGGGAATGTGTAAGACTTGGTCTTACAAACATAAGGATAATTAAGCGTGCGTTAAGCGTTTCTTCGGAATTGTTTGATGGTCATCAATATGATGGCCGGATAATAGACAGATTAGTTCCTACGGTCGTTTTTATGACGGCCATTAACTACAGGGCGCTTCCCGATCTGCCAACAATGGCTTTCCTTACCACGGTTGACAGCATAACTTGGTCTGGTATGAGGGAGCTGAATGATCAGCAGAGCGGCTGGCTAGACTTGGTCAGAGGTGGCGGCTATGCGAATCAAAAGTTTGTTGCGTTGCTCAATTCTTACTTTGAGAGAGGATATTTTTCTAGAGATGACGTAACTGCGATATTTTCCGAGGAAGTTTCTCAGCGAGATCGTATTGCCTTTGCGATGGAGGTCGCGGAATTTCAAGATCAATGGCTTTGGTCTAAGGATTTTGATATTAGCGCATTGGATGAAAGATTTGAGCGTTATCGAGATGCTATCCCATGTCTATTTTCGCATGAGGTTACAGAACTTGCTAGTGTGTTCAGGGAGGCTGGGCGTGAGGATCTGGAGGTCCATACAATAGACTTGTGGATTGGTCATATAGAGCCAAAAATTACCTCTGTGCAGGATAGTCACAGATCTACTATGAGAAGGGAGCATCCTCGTATTACAGAGATGTACGATAGAGTGGGAGGTCATCTCAGTCCGGCATGGCCTCTCGATGAAGCTATATGGCGTGCGAAAAGGGGGGAGGGTTGGGGTGGACCAGAAACTCAAATTTTGAGGGAGGTGTCTCCAGAAGAATTTGTCAGCACCATTGAGAAGTTGGATGGACAGAAATTAGGAGAATTTATTCACGGCATGTTTAGCTTCAATCGAATCGTGAATATAGAAGAGACCTACCCGGGGATGATGGGGGCTTTCTATTCAGGCTGCCGGATGATAATGAACTCCAGCGCCAATCATCGTTTGAAAAGCATGATTGCAAGAGAGTTTAGTAGGTATGGAAAGCAATCTGAGCTTGAGCGTCCAGTCGCTATTTAAAGTGTTTTATGTCTAGTTTATTCAAAACGTGTTGCCGAATTTTTTGTATCTCGGATTTGCTTAGTCCCAATATTTTGCGCTGAGCATATCTTAGTTATCGTACGCCACGTTCTGCGCGATCAACCAGCCCCTACTGGTGAACGCGAGCGATGCGGGACTCACGCCCGGCGAAGCCAATTAGCGCCTCGTGCGGGTTTCCCTTGGCCTTCAAGTAGCGGACCAGGCTAATCTTCGAACATCCGCCGCTTGATCCGCCCCTTCTTCCCACGCAGATCCCGCGGCTTGCGCGGCTCGTACGGCGAACTGTCCGGGTTCACCTGGGCGCGGATCCGCTGCTGCTGGCTGCGGCGCAGCTGCTGGGCAGCCTTGCGGGCAAGTTGGGCCCCGCCGCAGCCGTCGAGCTTCTGCAGGAGCGGCGAGAGCCAGGTCTCCAGCGCCTCGAGGTCAGCCACGGCTGCGGCCAGTACTCGATGACGGTTCCGGCTGGCTAGGTTAGACGGTGCAGGCCGGCGCGATCGCCGTTGGCAGGAATGAGGGCGCTGAACAGACCGGTGATGGCGATGCCCTGGGCGGTCTGGCCGCTGGTGCTCAGGACCAGGACCTGCTCGCCCACGGTGGGCGGATCCCAGTCGCGCGTGGCGCTAGCGCGCAGGGCGGTCCAGGGCAGCCAGCCGGTCAGCAGGTTGCCGCTCTGAACCCGAACCCGGGCAGGGCGTTTGTCTGGGAGACTGCCATGGTCGACCTCGGCAATAGTGCCGAGGCGGATCAGGTTCTCGGTGAGGCGGGAGAGGGCAGCGATATCGATCATGCCGCGGAGGATGGCGACCGCGCGCGAGCTGTGCAGCAACCAGCCCTTGTAACCGGGCTAGCTACACTTCAAAGTGCGTGCGCGAGATGCGGAGAGACCGCCGAGGAAGTGTCTCCTAATTGTCTAGCTTAGTAGCCATATAAACGGAATTTCATCATGCAGGTTTTGGCTAGAGAGTTTAAGTGCCTTTTGAATAATGCCTTTCGCAACGAAGGTTTCGCGGGTACAACAAATTTTTACAAGCCGATTGATAATGACTGGTATGCCAACATGTCAGTTGCTATCGGTAAGTGGTATGGTTTTTATTGGGTTAACTGCAATATAGGTATTCAATGGGTGCCCGTTGAGAAGTTGCGTGCTACTTGTATTGGTTCTAAGTACAACAAGCAATTTATGTCATACGGCTATGGCGTCAAAGATGCGACGGGCACCAAGCTGGATCTAACGTTCTCTGACTCAGATGGAGCGGCCAAAGCGGTAGAAGTCGCTTTGCAGATGTGGCGGGAGAAAATTTGTCCGTATCTATGCGCGATGGCGAATGAGCGAGAGGCAGAGCGAAAGGTCAAAATTGCCATCGGAATGATGGGAGGCAATCCTGAACGATATGCCACTATATTGAAATATACGGATCAATACGACAAGTTTGAGGCGTTTTTGAGCGAATTTGGTGAGTGTTTAGTGACTACGGACCCTGAGTACTATCAGCAGGAATGGGAGCCTTTCGTTTCACGCCTTAAACTTGCTCATCCCTATGGTTGATCTGTTAGTTCTTTGCGGCATAGGTGGCTTCCAGGCCATCCAATATTTTTTTGCGCAGCTGCTTTAGATCTTCGTCTGATAGTCCGAGCAATTCACGCTTTGCGTAGCGGATCTCGGGGGCTCCGCGCTCGGCACGGTCTTTCAGCCCGTACTGGTGGACGCGGGCGATGCGGGAGACGCGGCCAGCGAAGCCGATCACCGCCTGCTGCGGCGTTCCCTTGGCCTTGAGATAGCGGGCCATCTTGAGCTTCTCAAACATGCGCCGCTTGATGCGGCCCTTCTTGCCACGCAGATCCCGCGGCTTGCGCGCCTCGAACGGCGAGCCGTCCGGGTTCACCTGGGCGCGGATCCGCTGTTGCTGGCTGCGGCGCAGCTGCTGGGCAGCCTTGCGGGCCAGTTGGGCCCGGCCTCGGCCATCTAGCTTCTGCAGGAGCGGCGAGAGCCAGGTCTCCAGCGCCTCGAGGTCAGCCACGGCTACGGCCTGGCTGCGGTGTCTCCAGGGCCAGGGCGTCGCCGGCGGATCCGGATTGCCATTTGGCCAGCAGCTCCTCGCCGGCGAAGACCTGCCAGGTGGCCGGCTCCTGGTACTCGGTGTACTGCGGCTCCGGAGCGTGCTCAAGCTGGTAGGTGCCGTCCGCCTGGCGCTTCACGACCACACGCTCGGTGAGCGGCAGGGTGATCGCCAGGTCCACCTTGGAGTTGTCCAAGATGTCGGCCTCGAAGCCGATGCCTTGGGCGGACTTGTCCAGGTTGGCCAGTAGCTCGGACTGGTTCGTCCGGACCCAGGCCAGCAGCGGTAGCATCACGGCGTCCGGGTGGCCAGCGAAGTCGGTGAGGATGACCTGGAGTTCGTAGCCGTACTCCCAGGACAGGCTGGCCGCCGCGGTGCAGCGCAGCTTGCCCTTGTCGATGAAGACCAGCAGCCGGTCAGGGCTGTGGCGTAGCTCCGGCACGGCGGTGAGCAGGTGGGCGCGCAGGCTCTCGGGCTTGTTCATGGGCGGGCCTGCTGGGCGTCATAGACCATATCGACCTGGGCGGCGCAGTCGGCCCAGGCAGCTTCCAGCGCCTCGCTGTCGTCTAGGAGCTCGCCGTTATTGCGCGGGTCGGTCGATGGCAGCTGGCAGCGCGTTACCACTGGACAGCCACTCACGGTAAGCCGTGGCTCCGGTGAGGACGGGCCGCTGGCGCAGCCGGCGAGCAGCAGCAGGCAGAGGCTGGCCAGCCCAAGCCTTGAGGTCGGCGTTTTCATCTTCGAGTTCCTGGATCCGGCGCTTGCGGACATCGATCTCGCGGCGCAGGTCTGTCTGGGTGGTCTGCAGCTGGGCCTGGGCGGCCCGCTGCTCGGTGAGGGTGGCGGTAAGGTGATCGCGCTCGCCGGTCAGCTGGGTGACCTGGTCCTCGGCGGCCTCGCGCTTCTGGTCGGCCTGGTCTATGCGCAGGCCCTGCGCATAGATGATCAGGCACAGCACGGCGATCGTCAGGGCCAGGGCCAGGGCGAGCGCGAAGAGCGCCTTCTCCTTCCAGCTGATCATTGGCGGTACCAGCCAGCGCGGTTCATCGCCGCCTGGTCCAGGTGCTCGAGCTCGCCGATCACAACGACAGCCCGCACGCCCGGCTTGGCGGTCTGGATGGCTTCGCAGAGGCGCTCGGCCTCCTCGAAGGACGCGCCGGCCGGCAGGATGAAGACCTCCCCATCCTGTGGCACCAGGCGCTGCACATCGGTGACGGGTCTCATGCGGCGTCCTTAGCCGGGGCGGCGGCGCCGTAGCGGGCGAAGGCGCGCTCGAGCTTCACGTCGTAGAGGTTGCGGGCGTAGGCGGGGCCGTTGTAGCCGCGGGCGAAGTCGGCCCACTTGCCGGCCTTGAGCGCCTTGAGCAGCGTGGGCTCCGCCTTGATGAAACGGACGAAGGCGTCGAGCTGCTCTGCTTCGCTGGCCTGCATGCGGGTGACGAAGTCCAGGACGCTGGCATAGCCCAGGTCCTGCCAGTGGTAGCCCATGACCTGGAAGAGCCCCCAGCTGCACGACTCCAGCGCACAGGCCTCGTCGATCTGCCGAGCCGAGGTCAGGCGCTGCCACTCGGCCGCGCCGCCGGCGTAGCCGCCGGACTTCGGGTTGATCAGGTTCGGATTGAGCGCAGCCAGGCGATCGGCCTCGGCCTGGCCGTGGGCCTTGACCAGGCGCTGGTAGAAGACGTGGCGCTCGAACAGGATCACCACCTTGCCGTTGTCCAGGAAGCCCTCGCCCTTGGACTCGACCTCATTGACCGCCTGGACGGCCGCGACGGGGACGCCCAGGGTCTTGGCCGCGCCCTCAAGGTCGGCGAAGCCCAGGTGCAACGGGTCGCGCTTGCCCAGCAGGGCGGCGAAGGTCTTCGGGCCCGCGATGCCATCGGCCACCAGGCCGACAGAGCGCTGGAAGGCTTCAACGGCGTGCTCGGTGCCTTCGTCGAAGTCGCCGTCCAGGTCGACGGTGAAGCCGGCCGCGGCCAGAGCTTTTTGCAGGTCGCGCACCGCCAGGCCGTGGGCACCGATGAGCAGGATCTTGGGCTGGTTCATCGCGTTTCCACCTTACGTTCGACGAAGCGTTTGGCCGCGGCGCGAGTGCCCTCGACGCCCAGCAGTCCGATGATTCCGCCCCAGAAGGGGCCGGTGCTGGCAGGGATGCCCAGCAGGGAGAGGCCATGGCTCGCCGCCAGGGCCAGGGCGCCGCAGAGGGGCGCTTCGAGCAGCACGCGGCGCAGGGTGCCGCCGCCGTAGGCGATGCGCAGGGCGGCGATGACGCCAGCCACCAGCCCGGCATAGAGCGCAGGCCAGTTGTGTTCGAGCCAGGCGGCGAGCCAGGCCCAGGTGTCGGGACGGTCGGGCATATTAGGTTTCTCGTGCATGGGGTCAATCCCAGAGGTTCACCGGCTGCTGCGCGGCGATGCCGGCAGAGGCTTGGGCGGGGGCGTCTGGCAGGGATATAGGGGTACCGATCGGCAGGATGGGGCCGAGCTCCGCCAGGCCCGGGTTGGCTTCGAGCGCGGCCTCGGTGACGCCCTGGGTGCGTCCGTAGTGCCGCAGGCAGATCCGGTCCAGGGTGTCGCCTTGCTGGGCGCGCACAACGGTGGCCATCAGATGAGCTCCACGGTGGTCCGGGCCAGGCCCAGGAAGTCACGGATGGCCCAGCGCTGATCACGCCGGTATTCGTCGATGGTGGGTGTCTGCGCCTCGACGTCCTTGTCGCCTTTGCCGGTGCTGTCGTAGCTGCGGTATCGCTCGGCGACCTCGGCCGCGGTGGCGGCATCGATCGCACGCAGGTAGAGGTGGGCACGCTCGCTGACGCCGTCGACCTGAGCCCCGGGCACGGCGGCCAGAGTCGCGTGGCCGCGGGTGGACTGGGCGAAGCGGTAGCCGGCGAGCTCGCGGTTGACGCCGATGGCTGCGGCGATCACCGCCGCTTTCAGCTTCTCCGTGCTGACGCTGCTGTCGATCCGCAGCCGCGCGCGGACCTGGTCCAGCTCGATCGCCGGCCAGAAAGGGTCGGACACCACCTGACCACTGGCGACGGTGCCGCCTGCAACGAATCCGCTCATAGTGCTGCTCTCGAATGGGTCGCCGGTGGTCGGGGCTTCACGGTCCCAGGCGAGGCCTGGCCGATCCGCCCCGAGCCGGCGGGGTTGCGGGGGACCGCTCGGTTAGCCGCCAGGGGCGGCATGTTTCTTGGCCAGGCGCTCAGCCCGTTCCAGGTCTTTCTTACCGCCGCAGCGATCGTGCAGGCCGATCGCCTTGCGCAGCATCTCGATCGCCGAGACCAACTGGCCCGGTCGGCCGGGCCGATCCTCGTCGACGTCGGCCAGCTCAGCCCGGCCAATGGCCAGATAGAGCTTGGCGCGCGCCTCGTCGGGCATGTCATGCTCATCGGTGAGCAAGGCGGTGCGGATCAGGATGTCCAGATCGAAGGTCTGGCCGGCCTTCTGCGCCGCGAGTGCGCCTTCGGCGACTTCCTCGGCGATCAGGCAGCCCGGGGTGCGCTCGAAGCGATCGGGCATCAGCAGGCCGTGGCGCAGCACGTAGGCGGCGATGTCCAGGGCGCCTGCGAACTCACCGGCATCGATGCGCCAGATCATCACCGTGACCAGCACCTCGTCCTGGGCACCGTTGCCGCCTTCGAGCACGCCGCTGACATAGTCGGCGTAGGCGCCGAGCAGCTGTCGCTTGAGCTCGGCCTTGGCCTGGGTGGATTGCACCTGCTTGAGCCGCAGCCGGTCCTGCAGCAGCTGGGCTAGCTGCTGCTCGTACACGGTGCGGCCCGCCATGCTGTCGGCCGGACCGGCGGTCGCGGCGGCGAGTGCCGCTGCAGCTGCCTGGAAGTGGCTTTTCGCGGGAGAGGAGGCCATGGCTTACACGCCCGTCACGATGTTTTCGATCAGGCAGCCGAAGCCGTAGTCCTCGACCACGTAAGCGTCGTTGCTCGACTCGTAGTTCTCAATACGGTTCTTCTCCGGCGCCTCCTTGACGAAGCGGCGGCGGCCACCGGTTTGGTAGTAGAGCGACAGATTCTGCAGTGAGGTGATGAGCATCCCATTGTCCGGGCAGTAGGGCACCTCCACCGGCTGCAGGCCGCCCATGCGGCGCTGGGCCAGGATCACGTCGGTAGCCAGCTTCTCGGAGGCCGGTTGCTCCTTGTTCACCAGCGGGAAGTACTTGTCGTGCACCAGGTCGCGGCCGAGGATCACCACCAGTCCTGGATCCTTGCGGAACCAGGGGTCGATCAGGTTGCTGACTGCGTCGAAGACCAGGGCGTCCAGGTTGTTGTAGTCGGCGTCGCTGCCGGTACCGATCACGATCTTGCCTTCGGCCTTGCCCGACTTCAGCACGCGCTGCGGTGCATTGCTGCGGTACTGCTGCAGCCAGCCGATGTTCACGTCCTGGAGCAGTGGATTGGTGGCGCGGTTGGTGGTGGCAGCGGCGCTGGTGCCGTTGAAGCCGATCATCAAGCGGTCCAGGGCCTGCCGCTTCACGATGGCGTCACGCAGGCGAGACTGAAAGTCGGGGAATTTGGCCCAGGTATCCAGCAGCTGGTAGGTGATGGCGGTATCGAAGTCGGTCTTCTTGCACTCGTAGCCGCGATTGTCGAGCGCCTGCATCTCGCGGGGTTGGCGGGTGGCGGTACCGCTGGTATCGGTGCGGCCCGCGATGGTGCCGGAGACGCCCAGACCAACCTTTTCACCCATCAGCTCGTCGACGGGGATGATATTGACCTTGCTCAGGAAGTCGCTGGACTCCTGGATGCGGGTTTCCAGCTTCTGCTGGACGGTAGGCGCCACGGCGAAAGTCGCCGCGGAGGAGGAGACGCCGGACAGCTTGGCGACCTGCTCCAGGTATTGGTTGAACAGCACACGGGTATCGTTACGCATGGATCTCTCCGGGAAAGTGAACGGCTGATCAGCAGTCGGTCAGGTTCTGGCCATCGCCGCCGGTGACCGGAGGGCGCTTGGGTTGGTTGGGGTCTTGGGTCTGGCTGAGCTGCAGCTGCAGGGCGGCGAAGTCGGTCTGCAGCTGCAGGTGCTTGCCCGTCAGCTCGGTGAGGGTCGCCTCGGCGCGGGTGAAGCGCTCGTCCTGCTCGCGAACGTGCTCGGCCACGGCGGTGACCGCGGCGCCAAACTGGGCGAACTCACCCTGGGTCTGCGCCTCCTTGCCCTTTAGCAGTTCCTGGACCTTGGTGAAGAGCAGGGCGCCCAGGCCGGGCTTGTCCTCGACCTCGTCGAAGGTAAGGGCGGTCTCTTCGGCCACGGTGAAGAGGTTGTCCGCGTGCAGCTTGCGGCTGGCATAGGGGTTGGCCGCCGGATTGGCCGCGGCGAAGGACAGGACATCGGTACCCAGGCTGGCGGGGCTGTCGGTGATGCCCAGGCCGACCAGATAGGCGGCGCCGGTGTCGGCGAACTTGGGCGAGATCTCGACCGAGGTGTAGATCTTCTGCTTGGCCTTGTTCATGGCCACCAGGTCGGCGGTAGGCTCGATCTGGGCGAAAAGGGCCAGCTTCTTCTGGCCGTTGATCTCGACCTCTTCGGCCTTCACTGCGACCACGTCGCCGTAGGCCTTGAAGGGGCTGTCCGCCACGCTGCTGCGGATGTGCTCCATCCAGATGCGGGCGCCATAGGTCTTGGGGTTGTAGCTGGCCGCGGCCTGCTCGATCCAGGCGCGCTCGATCTGACGGCCATCGCTGGTGGCGCCCTCGACGGCGACGCGGAAGAAGGGAGAGCGAAGTTTCGGGGTCTTGGGGTCGGCCATGCCAGGGATCCTCAAAGGCTTAGCGGGAGTGCTTGGGCGATGAGGGGCATGGTCGGGACGCGCGCGCGTCCCAGCAACGAGGGGCCGTTGTAGCGGCGCGCTGTACAAATTCGCGCGCTATGGAGGAGGGAGCCGGGGCGGCAGTCTGGCGGCCATGAAAAGCCTACCCGAATCCAACTCCGTGCCTATCCCGTCCAACGACCTGCTGATGGACGTGCGCCGCCGCGCCAAGCATCTCTACTGGATGGGCTGGCGGGTGACGGAGATCGCCGAGGCAATCGAGGAGAAGGAAAAGACCGTCCATAGCTGGAAGGCCCGGGACGAATGGGATCGGGCGGACAACGTCGAGCGGATCGGCGGGGCGCTGGAGGCGCGCCTGGTGCAGCTGATTCTCAAGGACGCCAAGTCTGGCGGCGACTTCAAGGAGATCGACCTGCTGCACCGCCAACTGGAGCGGCAAGCGCGGATCCAGCGCTTCCAAGGCGGCGGTACCGAGGCCGAGCTCAATCCCAAGCTGGACAATCGCAATGCCGGGCCGAAGAAGAGGGCGGCGCGAAACGAGTTTACCGAGGAGCAGATCGAGGCCCTTGAAAGCGCCTTCCGCGATCAGTGCTTCGGCTACCAGCTGGACTGGTACCGGGCAGGCCAGCAGCGGACCCGCGCCATCCTCAAGAGCCGGCAGATCGGCGCCACCTTCTACTTCGCCCGCGAGGCCTTCCTGGACGCCCTGATCAACGGGCGCAATCAGATCTTCCTGTCGGCCAGCAAAAACCAGGCGCATATCTTCAAGGCCTATATCCAGGCTTTCGCCCGGGAGGTCTGCGGTGTGGAGGTGACGGGGGATCCGATCATCCTGGCCAACGGCGCCGAGCTGCACTTCCTGGGTACCAATGCCCGCACCGCCCAGGGCTACCACGGCAACTTCTACTTCGACGAATTCTTCTGGACCTTCCGCTTCGAGGAGCTGAACAAGGTGGCCAGCGGCATGGCCATGCAGAAGCAATACCGCCGGACCTACTTCTCGACGCCGAGCTCGATGGCCCATGAGGCGTATACCTTCTGGACCGGCGAGCGCTTCAATAAGGGCAAGCCGGTCGCCCAGCACCTCAAGCTGGACGTCTCCCACGACGCCCTGCAGCAGGGCCGGCTCTGCGAGGACCGGATCTGGCGGCAGATCGTCACCATCTTGGATGCCGAGGCCCGTGGCTGCGACCTCTTCGACCTGGAGGAGCTCAAGCTCGAATACTCGGCCGAGGCCTTCCAGAACCTGCTCATGTGCCAGTTCGTCGACGACGGCGCGAGCATCTTCCCCCTAGCCATGCTGCAGCCGTGCATGGTGGACAGCTGGGTCGAATGGGCCGAGGACTACAAGCCCTTCGCGGCCCGACCCCTGGGCGATCGCCCGGTCTGGGTCGGCTATGACCCCGCCGAGACCGGCGACACCGCCGGCCTGGTGGTGGTCGCGCCGCCGGCGGTGCCGGGCGGCAAATTCCGTGTGCTTGAGCGCCACCAGTTCCGCGGCATGGACTTCGCCGCCCAGGCCGAGGCGATCCGCCAGGTCTGCCAGCGCTACTGGGTGACCTACATCGGGATCGATGTCACCGGCATGGGCAGCGGCGTGGCCCAGCTGGTGCGCCAGTTCTTCCCAGGGCTGACCACCTTCAGCTACTCCCCTGAGGTGAAGACCCGCCTGGTGCTCAAGGCCTACGACGTGATCAAGAACGGGCGCCTCGAGTTCGACGCCGGCTGGACCGACGTCGCCCAGTCGCTCATGGCCATTCGCAAGACCACCACCGCCAGCGGCCGGCAACTCACCTACACGGCCGGACGCAACGACACCACGGGCCACGCAGATCTCGCGTGGGCCCTCTTTCATGCCCTGCACAACGAGCCGCTGGAGGGCCAGACCGGCCGCAACACCGGCGTCATGGAGATCTACTGATGAGCGATTCCACCGTCCTGGCCAGCCCGGGCGTCCACGCGCCTGGCGTCGAGGCCTTCACCTTCGGTGACCCTTCGCCGGTGCTCGATGGCCGCGAGGTCTTCGACTACCTGGAGTGCTGGTTCAACGGCCGCTACTACGACCCGCCGCTGTCCCTCGACGGCCTGGCCAAGGCCACTCGAGCCAGCGTCTATCTGGACTCCGGCCTCAAGTTCAAGCGCAACCTCCTGGCCCGCACATTCATCCCACACCCGCTGCTGAGCCGCGCCGCCTTCGAGCAACTGGCCCTGGACTACCTCTGGTGCGGCAACGCCTACCTGGAGCGCCGCCAGTCACGCCTGGGCACGCCGATCAGCCTGCAGCCGCCGCTGGCCAAGTACATGAGGCGAGGGGAAGAGGGCCGCTTCTTCCAGGTGTGCGGCTGGCAGGACGAACACGAATTCGCCCCGGGCACCATCTGCCACCTGCGCGAGGCTGACATCAATCAGGAGATCTACGGGATGCCCGAGTGGCTCGCCGCCATGCAATCGGCGCTGCTGAACGAATCGGCCACGCTGTTCCGGCGCAAGTACTACAACAACGGCAGCCACGCCGGCTTCATCTTCTACATGACCGACGCCGCGCAGAAGGAGGAGGACATCGACTCCCTGCGCACCGCGCTGCGCTCCGCCAAGGGCCCGGGCAACTTCCGCAACCTCTTCGTCTACGCACCCAACGGCAAGAAGGACGGCATCCAACTGATCCCGGTCAGCGAGGTGGCCGCGAAAGACGAATTCAACTCGATCAAGAGCATCACCCGCGACGACATGCTCGCGGGTCTGCGAATCCCGCCGCAGCTAATGGGGATCGTGCCGCAGAACGCGGGTGGTTTCGGCTCGATCAAGGAGGCTGCGGAGGTGTACTCCGCTAACGAACTGGAGCCGCTGCAGGCGCGGCTGGCTCAGGTCAACGACTGGCTGGGTGAGGAGGTGATCCGCTTCCGGCAGTATGAGTTGGTCAACACTTCAAATTAAGCTCTAAGCAAAGATCTAGCCTAGCTCGATAGCGAATCTACTCGTTCTGATTTATCGATCAGAACCAGGCGTCTACCCAGTCTCCCGTTGCCGCGGCAGCAATCGCATCTGCGTCGCGTCGCGCCGTTCTAGCAGCTGCTTGCGGCTACGCAGCTGCAGAGCCAGGGCGTTATCACGTCCGGTCATTTCTACCGCCTGCGCTTGGCGCTCAAAATCTTGAAGGATGAGGTCCCATCGCTCACAGATTGCCCGTTCGGCACCCGTGTCCTGCCGCTTGCGGTAAATAAGTGCGGCTCGCACGAAGACGAATGGGTCAGCGCAGCGACGCTGTCCTGCAGGTTGACTGAAATAGTCACGCTCGCGCTGAAGACAATTGTCCAGCAGTACCTGCAAGTTTCCGATACCGCTTAAGAAGAAGGACAT